TAAAAATGCCTGAAACTTTACAGTTAGTAAGTACTCAAACTATTACAAGGATAAAGCCTGTTGATATTCTTTCCAAGAAAATATCTTTTATTAACTTAGATAGGATGGAATTTATAGATGGAACTTCTTTTCCTAATAGTTTATATGGGTTCTTAGATGTAGATAATTATATGTATGTATATAGTCCTAAAGGAGATTATCAAAATATGTCTTGTGTAGAAATTACAGGTATTTTTGCAAATCCTATGGAATTAGAAAGTTATTCTAAATGTTGTGATTGCCCTACTACTAATATATGTTTTGACTCAGATATAGACAACTACCCAGTCTTTGATTATATGATTAATGACATAGTAAGTATAGTAACACAACAAATATTAGCTAAAGAAAATATTCCACTAGATAGAGAAAACAATTCAGATGAAGAGTAGAACTCATAAACTTAATAATGGATATGGAGTAATTGACTATTATAAATATTATAAAGCCAATACAGATAATCCTGTTAGTGAAAAAAAGTACAGAAAAATACTAGATGAATTTAATAAAAAAATAGCAGAACTTATCATTGAAGAGGGCATAGATTTTATCATGCCCTCTTTGAATTTTGAGATAACAATTAGAAAAGATAAAAGGAAACCTAAGATAGTAGATGGTAAAGTAGTTAATAATACACCTGTTGATCCTGTAGCAACTAAAAGACTATGGGATAATGATGAAGAAGCAAAGGAGAAGAGAATACTAGTAAGATACAATAATTCACATAGCTCAGGATATGTATTTAGAATCTATTGTAAAAAGTTTAGATCAAGTTTAAAGAATAAAAACTTAATAAAATTTAGACCTACTAGACAATTAAAAAGAAATCTAGCAAAAGCTATAAAAGATCCAGATAGGAAATTTGATGCTTTTTTATTATATAAAAACAAAGAATAATGGTTAACGGAAAAACAGTATCTTTAAAAAGTGTACTTTGGAAAGTATTTAGAAACCCTGCTATAGGAGAAACTTCTTATGAAGAAGCTGCAGAGTTTGCAATAGAAGCATTACAATTAATAAATACTCCATTAGTTAAAGTAAATAAAGTATCAGATTTAATTGAAGTAAAGGAGCACAAAGCTTTTCTTCCTGATGATATATTAACTTTAAGAGGAATTAGAATTATTAATAATGAAGATGATTTTTCTGATGGAGCAATAGCATTAACTCATGCTACTGATATATATCATCAAGGTATTTTATGTGATGATCCTGAAGATTCTAGTTTTAGGCAAGAACTTACTTATGAGATACAACAAAACAAAATTATATTAGATGTAGAGGAAGCTTTTATTCAAATATCTTATCAAGCATTAGGTACTGATAAAGATGGTTTTCCTACTATTCCTGATAATAGAAAAGTTAAGCTAGCATTAGAATACTATATACTCTATAGATTACTAGAACCTTACTATGACTTAGGTAAAATATCTGACAAAGCATTTAATAGGATTACACAAAATAAAGATTGGTATATGGGTGCAGCTCAGTCAGACACTAAGGTTGTAAGTATGGATCATTGGGAAGCTGTTATGAACAGTATTAACAGATTAATTGTTAATGATACTGCTCATCAAAACTTCTTTAAAGGTATGGGAAAACAAGAACGAATTAGAAAATTTAGATAATGGCAAATAAATTAGCTCAATACTCAGTAAGTGGTGCAAATCAAGATATTACTAGAAGTAAGCATAGTAAAGAATTTTACTTTGATGGTCAACATATTAGAATTATAGCTACTGATGGACAAAGTACTGGTAGTGTAACTAATGAGAAAGGTACAGTTCTTAAAGTTAGTTTTCCTAATATAAGTATTGATACTGTTTCCAGTACAATATCTTATGGTAGTTCTCTTCTTGAATTTGATAATAATGAATTAACAAATGAAGTAAACTCAGATCTAGTAAGTTCTACTATTTCTGATTATACTATAATAGGTAATTCTGTAACTAGAGATAGCTTAATACTTTTTACAACTACGCCAGCAGGAGATGTTATTTGGAAAGTTAATAATATATTAGAAGATGGAGGAGACTATGAATTAGAATTATTATATATCAGGAATTTAGGATTTTCTGTAGATTTTCCTATACAAACTATATTTAATTTTGAAAATGAAAATATTCAAAAAGTATATTGGGTTGATGGTAATCAACAATTAAGATTTATAAACATAACTTTTTCTAATATAAAAGGAAATGGGAACTTAATAGATGTTAATAAGAGTAATTTAAACTTCGTTGGTAATGTAGAATTCAGTCAGCCAGAGATAACAGGTTATATAGGTGGAGGTACTCATACTGCAGGTATGATACAATATAGTTATAATATGTATAATTTAAATGGTTCTCAGACTAAAATAAGTCCACTATCTGATTTAGTACCTTTAGATAAAGGAGATGGAGCAGGTGGAGGAGAAATTAATGAAATTATAGGAACTACTCCTAAATTAGAAATAGCTAACTTAGATAGAAGATATACACACATAAAAGTATATGCAATAAAATATACCTCTTTGGGTCAAATACCTACTATATCTTTAATAAATGAATCTGAAATAGATAGTAATAATTTTGTATATTTTGATACTGGAAGTGTTATAGAAGATTTATCTTTATCAGAATTTTTATTTTTAGGTAGTGATCCATTTATTCCAAGACATATAGAATCTAAAGACAATAGGTTATTACTTTCTGATATAAAATCAAAAAACTTTTTGTTACCTGATGAATTAGATCTTAGAGCATATTCCTTTCCTGAAAATTCAACTACTACTCAAGTAATAGATGAAGTAACAGGGGTAATACAAGTAATAGATGAAGTAACAGGGGTAATACAATCAATAGCACAAGGTAATAAACTTCCAGTAAATAATAATTATGATTTACCTCTAAAAAATTCTAGTATAAATCCTAATTATAGAGTTAATAATTTTCAATATAACTCTTCTAAAAATGGAGGATCTGGTAAATTTATTAATTATGAATTAAAAGAAGTTCCTAATAATGATACTAAAACCCAAAAATACTTTAAGAAAGATGAGGTTTATAGGATAGGAATTAAGTTTTATAATAAATTAGGACAAACAAGTTTACCTGAATGGATAGCAGACTTTAAATGTTTTACAAATAATTTAGATAATAAACATTCTGAATTAAAAGTTAGATTTACACCTGAATTTTTTCTATGGTTAAATACTTATGAATTTGAATCTAAAGATGATATTCCTGTTGGATTTAAAATATTAAGAGCTTCTAGGAATGAAAATGATAAAACTATTATATGTCAAGGTATTTTAAACTCAATGATGTATCAGGTAAAAGGAGAAGAATCAGAATTTAGTAAATGGTTAGATAATAATAAAAGATTAGAATTTCAAGACAAAACTGTTAAAATGCCTGGGTATTTAACTAGGACTTTTAGAACTTTTCCAAATTCTAATGAAAATGGTGGTAGTTCTAGTACAGAAGAAAAACTTGGAAAAACTAAACATTTATTTTGGATTGGAGGATTAAATGATAATGATTTAAATAGGACTTCATCAGAAATAGGTCATGAAAATGATAGTTCTAGTACATTTTTACATACAGCAATGATGCAAATGTATTCTCCTGAAATACTATTTAATAAATCTTTAACTTTTGCCAATGATTTACAATTAGTACCAATAGGATTAGTTAATAATACTAAAAATGGAATTTGGGCAAGAGAAATTTTTACAAATTCTAATACAATAAAAAATAAAGGTAAGTCAGAATCAGGGCTAAATCCTTATCTTATAAACCCTAATGATTATATTGAAGATGAAGGTTTTAGAGCTACTTTTAATGCAGGAGACTTAGATACTGGAGTACCTCATGCTTATATTACATCTACTGGTGCAGAAGATACTTTTAATGCTAGGCAATGGTATAGAGAATATAATACTTTTTTTGAAAATAACAATGTTAATGCAAAGTATGATATATATGGTTCTCCAGAAATATCAGAAGAAGGAGATGATGACAGATTATATAATGACGATGGAAGATTTGCATATAAAAATAATTTAAGAGGATTTCTTGTAGGAGGAAGCCAAAGGGGTAAAATATTAGATATAAAATCTAATAATTGTAAAA